CGGCCGGATGATAGATGGTGGCGTGGGTTTCCTCCGGCAGCGGCAGGTACTTCACCAGCGGCGACGGCGACGCCTGCTGCAGCAGCGTGGCCAACTGTGCGGCAGAGGCCGCCAGCTCCGGCTGACCACTGCTGGCCAGGAACACGCGCGGCTGCGCAGGCGTCACCGCCGGCAGCTGTCTGGCCGCCACGGCCAGCATTGCACCACGGTTCCACCACAGGCTGGGGTCCAGCGCGATATAGCTGTTGAACAGCGTAGGCTCCTGCAGCAGCGTCTCGACCACGAACAGGCCGGCCAGCGACTCGCCGATCAGCGCGCGCTCCTCGGTGGTCGGGTAACGCTGACGCACCTGCGGCATCAGTTCATCGCGCAGGAAGGTACGGTAGGCCGCCGAGCCGCCGATGCGCGGCGCGATCTTCTGGTCCTGAGGGTCCTTGCTGGGGCCGGTCATGTCGCGGCGGCGCTCGGTGTTCTCGATGCCAACCAGCAGGAACGGACGCATGCTGCCGTTGCCGCTGAGCACCTGCACCAGCCCGGCCACATGCAGGAAGTCCTCGCCGATGCCGCCGTCGGGCATGTAGAGCACCGGTAGCGGTGCCTTCGGGTCCAGCCCCCACGGCTGCGGGCGATAGACGTTGATACGACGGGTCTCGCCCAGCGCCTTCGACTCGATGGTGAAGGTCTCGCCGATGACCAGCGGCGTGGCGGCGGCGGGCGACGCGGATTCGGCGGCCATCAGCGGCGCGGCGGAGACGACGGACAACAACAGCGACAGCACGATCAGACGCATGGGACGGCCCATCCTGGGAAAGATGCCGAGCATAGACCGCCGGAGGCACTGTCGTTCGCGGCACTTTGCCGATCTGCCGGAACTGGAGCACCATGGAGCCGGTGATGGTCATGCAACGGGCACTTTGGCTCAAGGACTGGTCGCCGCCACGCTCATATCCACAAGGAGGTTCCCATGTTGAGTGTATTGATCGCCACCACCCTTGCCGCCGCCTCACCGCAGTCCAGCAGCACTCCGCCAGCATCCGCAGCGTATGCGGACTGCCTGCTCGCCCACCTCCAACCGGGATTGTCCGACCATGCGATCCCGCTGCTGCAGCAGGCCTGCGTCGCGAAGTATCCGGAGAGCTACGTCGCATATTCAGAACTGGAACGCCGGATCAGCGCGCAGCGCCGGGCTGACTTTGACGCGGCTCAAGCGGAAGCCGTGCGTTCCGCGAATGCGGCAGCGACGGCCGCACAGCAAGCTGCCGACGCGGCGGCCGCAAAAGCCAAGGGAATGCGGGCGAAGTAGAGGCCACGGACCAGGGCAACAAAAAAGGCACCGCATTACGGTGCCTTTCTGAATGACCTGGGTCATTGGATGCAATGGTGGGCCGTGAAGGATTCGAACCTTCGACCAAAAGATTAAAAGGCACCAAATTAACGATTCTATTTCAATAACTTAGGGTAGTAAATTTTTCCGAACCCAGACCGTGAAACATGCGCTACGCAAAGACTACGGCACCAATTTTTCCGGCAAAAGCTAGCGCTTCCTGCCGTCGACGTCCCTCGCGAACGGGGACATCCCCATGCTGTGGTACTGGTGATTGCGAGCGACCAGGAACGCTTCCAAAGGATACAGAGTGATCCCCTGGCCCCTCATGTAGAGATCAAGACCCTTCACCGAGGGCTGGAAGGTCACTGTGACTGTACGCTCGTTCCTCACAGCAGGAGCGATCTGCGCAAACCTGGCCAAGCCGAGCGCTACGAGGCCATCGAGCTGCGGACGGAATCGACCGATCGCCAAGTAATGGAGGCCGGCATCAGCGAGGATCGATGCATGCGTAGCTCCCTCGATTGGCACAAAGCGCGACAGATCACCAGGGAACAGGCCAAGAATCTCTTCCACCGGATAGATAACCGGATAGCGTGGCGAGAACTCCTCATCCCGAAGTTGCGCGAAACCTGCAATGTCATAGGTTCTAGGGTCGCTGTAGAGCAGGTTCAGCACCCTTGCTTGAAACGGGGAGAGCCGCTTAAGCACGTCGGTATATAGGATCGAATCATCAACCTCAGTTGTGCACGCGGTCGCAAGCAAGCCGGCCCACATATCTTGGATGCAGGCGTCATCGACCCAAGACGCCTCCTCAATGATCTGCCTCACGAGCGGAGGACTACATTCACCGGTCGGAACGGCGTTTTGTTGTTCGAGCCGCTCCTGCGTCTTGTGAACGATATCGGCCAGATTCTTCTGGCGAAAGCGTGCAACACGGTCACGCAAAGCGAGTCCAATCTCTTCAGCTGCTGGCATGCAGATTGCGGACAGGAACTTGCCTACCCCATCCACAACTGCCTTGGAAGCATGCTCAGCGGCTGCAGCTACTGGCTTGATCCCGAGCAGATCGAGCGAAACATCAACTGCGCCATCTTCTTTCTTGGGCATGGGGTCGTCCCTAACCGGAGATGCCTGGAGTCTACGCCGGGTCCGGGGGCAGTGTATCGGCCAAGGGCTCACCCTATCCAACCGAACGGCGCCGGAGTGTTCAACTTCGTCAGCCTGTTCGCACGCACAGCCTCCCGCCAACGGATGATGGCTGCCACGTCCTCGCGCAGCCGCCGCTCGTGCCTGGTCACCCACATCTCGGCGCCGGTGCGGCCCTGCTGGTAGCTGGTACACCAGCGGAACGGCCCGCCGGGGCCATGCCGGTGCCGGTCGAGACTGGCGATCCAGATCCCGTCGTTCACCCGTTGCATCAGTACGGCCACCCACACGCCGCTGCAGGCGATGACCGTGGGGGCATCGTCGGGGAGGCTGGCAGAGCGCGTCGTCCAGTAGAAGTCGGGGGGCAGCGGCATGGCGGGGAGGATACGGCTGACCGTCGCAAACGCTGCGACAAGGGAGCGGGCTGCAGGCGTGCGCATGTGCGGCGGTGGGGATGCTGATGGCCCCCTTACGCGCGATAAGGTGCAATTTTTCAGGTGACCACGGGAAAGAGGTAATAAAGGTAACCACCCTGCAAAGAGCGCCCCATTCACCTTTAAAAACAATGATTTATATTGAATTTATCAAGGTAACAATAGGGTAACCTCTGAGTAATCCCGTCACCTTCTTCAGAGGTAACATTGGCGGGAAAAAATTTCCTTATGAATCAATGACATTACTTTGTAGGGATCGAAAAATTACCTCAGATCACCTCGAAAGGTAACCACCATTTTTCCTTTTCTATCAATCACTTATAGGCCGTTTAGATGCGCGTGTTACCTGGTTACCTCGTTCCCGTGGTCACCTGAAAAATTGGCCCCGCCCGAAGTGGGCCATAGGAGGCCACAGGGCGCCACGCAGACACCCCCAGCCGCGCAGGGAACCGCAGGGCGAACCGGTGCCAGCGAAGCCCGGAGAACGCCATACAGGGCCGGGGCTGGGCCGCGCTGCAGGCAGTGCAGAAAAAGCACCCTATGAAGTGCGCAGGCGTGGCGGGGAGACGAGTGCGCACGCTCAAAGAAGGGCTGCCAGGCCAGACAGCGGACAGGTACGCTAGACAAATGGTGCACTGACGAACGAAGCTTCCCCTGATGCTGCTCCGTTTCAGGGGAAGGCGGAGGCATGCCTAGGCCGTCGTCGACGAAGAGCATCCTTCCTGATATCGTTGCGGCCATGAAGAAGAGCCAAGCATCCAAGCCCATCGTTGCCGTTGACCTCTTTTGTGGCGTCGGAGGCCTTTCGTACGGTCTCAAGCAGGCAGGCATAGACGTACGGGCGGGCTATGACCTTGATGGAGAGTGCAGCTATGCGTACGAGGCAAACATCGGTGCCCCGTTCATCTGTAAGGACGTGCGGCATGTAACGGCCAAGGAGATCAAGGACCACTTCCCACCGGGTTGCATTTCGCTCTTGGCCGGCTGCGCACCATGCCAGCCTTTCTCGTCTCACATGAGAGGCCAAGACACTTCGAAAGATGAGAAGTGGACACTCCTCGATGAGTTCAGCCGGCTCGCACGAGCGGTGCGTCCGCATCTGATAACCATGGAGAACGTCGTCCGAATCTCGGGAACGGATGTATTTCAGAGTTTTGTTCAATCACTAGAAGACGAGGGCTATAGCGTCGCCTATAGGTCGTGCTTTGGACCAAGGTTTGGCTTGGCGCAGAACCGCCGCCGATTGGTGCTAGTGGCATCCCGGATCACGTCGATAGATCCCGTTCCAGACTCCATTGGACCCATGGAAGCGCCGACAGTTCGTCAGGTTATAGGCAACCTACCACCGCTCGAAGCCGGCTCTTGCGACGCATCCGACAGCCTCCATAGAGCTAGGACGCTGACCCCGATTAATTTGGCTCGCATGAGGGCGTCAAGGCCTGGCGGAACATGGAGGGATTGGCCGCAAGACCTACTGGCTCCGTGCCACGCAAGGTCGACTGGAGCTAGCTTTCAAAGCGTCTACGCACGCATGGAGTGGGACAAGCCCAGTCCAACCATTACGACACAAGCCTTCAACTTCGGAACTGGCCGCTTCGGGCACCCATCCCAAGATCGAGCGCTCACTCTCAGGGAGTCCGCGATGCTTCAAGGCTTCCCTGAGACATACAAGTTTGTAAAACCCAACGATGAAATAACGTTCTTGAACGTAGGAAGGCAAATCGGAAACGCCGTCCCCCCTCCGCTTGGCAAAGCGATCGGGGCACATTTCAAGGAACACCTCGGTTCTTAACGGAGCAGACATGGACGAATCAAATACGACTGCCAACCCACAACCCGGCACGGGAGCGGCTGAGCCGGCCAAATCTCCTGACGCGGACGAGCGGCTCACCTTCAGGCTCCATCTCAACGTCCTGCATCATCTGGGAATGAAGCTGTACTCAACCGCGCCGTCGGTGTTGACAGAGCTTGTCGCAAATTCCTGGGACGCAGACGCCACCAAGGTTAGCGTCACTATTGATGTCGCAAATAACACGCTCACCGTCGAAGATGATGGACATGGAATGGATAGACGCTCCCTTCAAGAGCGCTTCCTAAGTGTCGGTTACAGCAGACGTGACTACACCCAGTCTGATCACACAGTGTCAGGCGCGCGTCGCGTCATGGGCAGAAAAGGCATTGGGAAGCTAGCAATGTTCTCAATTGCCAGGAGAGTTGAGGTCACCACGCAAGCCCAAGGCCAGAACGCAATTAAATTTGCTGTCGACGTTGACGCACTGGAACAGAAAGCAAAAGATGACGAACCCTACTTTCCTGAAGAATACGAGGATGTAGAAAACCTGCCTTCCGGGAGCGGAACTCGAATCGTCCTTTCGAACCTTGGAAAATCTGTAAACAGAAGCAGAGATTACTTGGTTCCACGCCTAGCAAGGCGATTTGGAATTATCGGCCCGGCGCACAACTTTGTCGTCTCAGTTGACGGCATAGAGATCACAAGGCGAGATGCGGGAATTCACGAAAATCTCCAGTTCCTTTGGTATTTCGACCAAGCATCATATGACGAGGCAATAGCGCAAAATTCGCCACTAGCGCATCCCGAATCTCTCAACGGAAAACCGGCCGCCAAGAAACTTAGCGATGTAATTGCCGTTGACCACCATGCATTTCGGGTTCGCGGATTCATTGGCACGGTTGACGTTCCGAGCAAACTAGGCCCTGCCGGCGAGAACATTAATCACATCTCTCTGTTTGCCAATGGGCGACTGTGGCAGGAAGATCTGCTGTCTCAGATTGGTGATACGCGCTACTTCAATAGCTACATCGTCGGAGAAATCCACGCCGATTTCTTAGATTCTGACGGCGTTGACAGGGCGACATCAGCACGGGAAGCCGTAATTCAGCACGACCCCTACTACCAAGCGATTATTGCTCATTTGACCGAATCATTGGCATCCATTCGTGACCAGTGGGATCTGTGGCGAGGCGAAGTGGGCGGAGTCGATCCAGACGGACCAAATGAAGTGCTTGAAGAATGGGTGGAGAGCCTTGAGCAAAAAACTGACAGGACACTAGCCAGGAAGCTAATCCGCTCCATTGACAAGGTCGAATTTAACAACGACCCAGAGCGCAACCGGCGCGCCCGCGCAATGCTCTACAGAAGTACGATGGTGGCATTCGAAAAGCTTCGGGTTCGAAATGCTCTTCAAAGACTGGAAATGATTGATGACGTCCTGTCCCCTGAATTTCAGTCAATTTTTTCGACATTAGACGACGTAGAGGAAAGCCACTACTACGAGATCAGCCACGGCCGACTCGAGATAATTCAGGCATTCGAGCAAAAGGTGGATGACAAAGAACTCGAGAAGGTAGTTCAGACGTACTTGCTGAAGCATCTTTGGCTACTGGATCCCACTTGGGATCGCATTGGGGGGAGCACTCAGTCAGAGATCACGCTATCTGAGGAGCTAAAAAAGGTCGATCCCGACGCAGATGGCGGCGCAAGACTCGACATCGCGTACCGTCAGCAATCAGGCCGAAATGTCGTAATTGAACTGAAGAGGCCTGGTCTCAAGGTACCGTTTGCCAAGATCATTGAGCAGTGTGACAAATATCGTCGTGCCGTAGAACAGTTCATCAACGATAACGCCACTTGGATGGATGGTGGAGGAGCACCAGGAGCAGTGTCAATCTACTTTGTGTGCTCGGTGCGATCTCACCTCGACGACACTCAGATTCAGACGCTGGACAGAATGGGAGTCAAGGTGCTCACTTATGGCAACCTCATTCAGAGCGCCAGGGCTGCATATGAGGCCTACTTCAAAGCACGCGGAGAGGTCAAGAATAGACTCGAGAGCTTCCTCAATCGAATTGATGTAACCGCGGGCAGCAAGAATCAATCTGCACTGGGAACTAAACCTCTCGCACAGGCCATGCCCATAAAGGCCAGCGGCGCCGAGCAAGCCGCGTAGCTACAAGGCCCACGATTTGTAAGAAGCGCGGATGCACCCAGCGGCATCCGCGCTACGAGCGTCAAAGTAGCCCAGGTGGTGACGCTGTGGCCTAGATCATAGGTAAATCGAAGCGGACGACTTGGTCACCCAACCATTCGTTGAGTGCGGCCATTCGCATCTGTAGCGGCGAAAGCTCCATTGCTGTCCACACTGCCGCCGCCTCGCGGATCGAACCAAAGCCACCACTGTTCTGCGGCACGATCCCTAGCAACTGCGGCGGGGTCCGCAGTGATGCCAGCATGTCGTCGCGGGTCACGCTCTTGATGCCGGTGAATTCATCCTTCGCCGCAACCTCGCTGACGGGAATCAGCTTCAGACCGTCCTTGCTGCCGCCCGGCGAGTGCAGGAACAGGTTGCGGAAATTGCCCGGCCCGCGTGACTCGCGCAGCGCGTTTCGGATGCCGTCCACATCGTCCTTCTCGGTCAGGGAGTCGGTCAGGTAAAGGATGAACCCGGCATGCGAGCCGTTGTTGTAATACTTCCGGCGAAACAGCGTCGCCGATTCGTTCAGCAGGGCCGACTGAACAGCCGGCATCCATTCCGGCAGCCCATAAATTTCCTGGTCAACATCTGCCTCGCGGAGCTGGAACACATCGCCGCGAGCAAACTCATGCTCGATCTTGCCGGCGCGGATCTGGAAGAACTCGCCTGGTTCCACGCCTCGGCGCACGTACTTGGCCAGCGGTACCGCCAGGGAGTGATTGACGCCGGACATAGCGCGGCGGCGCTCGACATAGGCCATGCCGAAGGTGATGTAGTCCAATGCCAGCTGTGCGAACGCCTCACGGCTCAGCAGCTTGTGGGGCTTGAACGTACTCACCAGCATGTTGCGCTTGAACGTCAGTCCGCTGTGCAGATAGGGGTTAGCGCGGGTGGTGCGCGACAGCCCATGCAGATCCACCGGCGGTTCGAAATAGCGCCCGTTGCGCCAGCATTCGAGGTAGTCGAGGATGCCGCGAGAGTCCAGCACGGGCGTGGGGTCGCCGAAGGTGAACGCCCCAACGCCGGCAGGGGCGGTCACGGTAGTGCCCTGATCGGGGTCAGTCATCAGCAAATCTCCATGGTGCTGCGCGCAGCGGTGCCGCCTTCCAGCGGTTCATTCTGCAGCGCGTGCATGAGTGACCACGCCAGATCGGCGTGGCCTGTGGTGCGCGAACGCCCGGCCGTGTAGGTGACCTGGCGCCCGCTCGGGGTGATGGTTTTCTGGATCGCAAGCAGCGACTGCGTGAGGTCGGTCCAGCCCGCGTCGTATTCCAGACGCTCGTTCTTGATGACATCGAACGCCTTCAACACCAGCCGGGTCTTCACCTCGGGGGAGTAGTTGAAGATCGTCACGCCGGGGAAGAACTGGCGCACCAGCTGGGCCACGCCGGTGCCCATGCCGGTTGCGTCAATGCCGATATAGGTCACCCAATACCGCAGGGTGATCTGCTGAATGAAAGCGGCCTGTGCCGCGAAGTCCATACCCTTGAACTGATGGCGTTCCAGCACCCGGAACTTGCCACCGGGCACCAGCGGCGGCGCTACCACCACGATGCCGGCGCTATCGCCTGTCTCGGCCGGGTCATACCCGATCCACACCGCACGGTCGCCATAGGGGCGAATGGCCAATGGCTTGAAGTCGTCTGCCCACTCCACCCAGCTATCGACCTGGCACGGCTGCAGCATCGTGAGCGGGAAGATGCTAGCGCTGTCGTCCACGAATTCGCACATCAACAAGTTGGCGAATTCCTCGGCGCTGTAGTCGCGGCGCAGCTCCTCAATATCGAACAGGTCGCAGCCACGGCCAGCCGCATCGAGAACAGTCACGATCTGGCGCCACATGGCGTCTTCGCAGCGGCGCCCGCCCATCAGCCGCGCGTGGCTCACATCCATCTGAATCTGCTGGGACACCGAACGTCCCTTGTTGAAACGCTCGCCCGTCCAGAAGTCGAACGCTTCATGCGCCATGGTGGATGGCGTGCTGAAGTACGTCTTGCGCCACTTCTTGTGCATCGCCATGCCGCTGGCGACCTTGTTCAGCTGGTTAAAGCCATGGGTCCAGAAGAACTCGTCGAAGTAGAAATTGCCGTGGTAGCCCTGAGCAGTGCGGGCATTGGTCCCGAGGAAGAACAGCTCGGCACCATTGGCCAGGGTGATCGGATCGCCAGTCAAATCACGGTCAAGCACCTCACGCACAAAGCCGCGCATGTAGCCCAAGAAGATATGGGCCTGACTCTTTGAAGCGCTGAGGAAAATCTGATTGCGGCCGGTGGTCAGCGCATCGATCAGCGCCTCGCGCGCGAAGTAGTAGGTGGCACCGATCTGGCGGGATTTGAGGATCACCCGGGTGCGTTCGTTGCCCGCCCGGTACCAATCGCGCTGATAGTCGAAACACCCATCCACAAACGCCGTTTGCAGGCGTTCGATCTCTTCCTCGCTGAATTCGTTCTTGCGCGCCTTCTTCTTCGGAGCCGCGTTGCGGTTGGCCACCGCCGGATTCAGGTCGGCCTCATTCCCGCCCCCCTGGTAGCGCTGGATGCGGGCCTGACGCTCAAGCTGGCGGTGCAGCAGGTCGATCTCTTTGAAGTCGCCGCCGGTCTTCCCTTCCTTATGAATCAAGATCGCCAAGCGTGCTTCCAGTGCACCGCCAATGCGCTCCACGGCGTCAGCGCGGTCCCATTCGTCGCGCGCCTTCCAGCTGTGGATCGTCTTCTCTTTCTCGCCGATCAGGCTGGCGATATCGCACACGCGCCAGCCCATCCAGTACAGGAACTTGGCTTGGCGTCGTGGATCGACGTGGAGTTTTTCGGCTACGCTGGTCACGTGAACAGGTTGCCCGTCGCCACGCGCGCGCGACACGGAAAACCCACGTAATACAAGCGCTTACACGCTCCACGCGTTGCTGCAACTTCGCCCTCATTCGACCATGGGTCATCGCATCGAGAACCGATGTGCACTGACACCAGCAGAGGGTGAAATGGCCGGTAAGACCGACAAAAAGAAGCTGCGTTCCAAGTTCTTCCGCGTCGCCGTCGAGGGCGCAACCACCGACGGCCGTGTGATCGAGCGTCAGCACATCACCGATATGGCGGCGTCCTACGATCCGCAGCTGTACGGCGCCCGCATCTGGGTCGAACACATGCGCAGCCTGATGCCAGATGGCCCGTTCAAGGCGTTTGGCGACGTCTTGGCCGTGAAGGCCGAAGAGGTCGAAGTGGGCGGCGTGAAGAAGCTGGCCCTGTTTGCTCAGATCGAACCGACCGACGCGCTGGTGGCGATGGTCAACAACGACAAGCAGAAGCTCTACACCAGCATCGAGATTGCGCCGAAGTTCGCCGACACCGGCAAGGCGTACCTGCAGGGCCTGGCTGTGACCGACACCCCGGCGAGCCTGGGCACGGAAATGCTGGCCTTCGCAGCACAGCATCCGGACAAGAGCCCGCTCGCCCATCGCAAGCAGGCGCCGGAGAACCTGTTCACCGAACTGGAAGAGACGGAAATCACCTTCGATGAGGTCGAGCAGCCGGCGCCGCGCGTCAGCAAGATGCAACTGCTGCTTTCGGGCATCGGCCTGCTGCCGAAGCCGGCACCGGAACCCGCACCGAAGGATGATCCTGCGGCCGATGCGTCCAAGTTCGCCGAACAACTTCTGGCCACCTTCACCGCACAGGAAGACCGAATCGAGCAGCTGGCCGAGGAAAACCGCAGCCTGGCCACCAAGGTCCAGAACCTCACCGCGCAGGTGGCCAGTGTGCGCAAGACGCTCGATGACACCCCGCAGACGTTCAGCCAGCGCCCGCCGATCTCCGGCAGCGGCGGCAACGTCGGCGACGCCACCGACTGCTGATCCCCACCGGCCCCCTACTTACGGAGCAACGCAATGCGTACCGAAACCCGCACACAGTTCAACCAGTTCACCCGCCGCGTGGCCGAACTGAACAACATCGAATCTGCCTCCCTTTCGTTCTCGGTCGAGCCGAGCGTGCAGCAGACTATCGAACAGCGCATTCAGGAGAGCAGCGCATTCCTGTCCGCCATCAACATGCCCGGCGTGATCGACCTCAAGGGCGAGAAGATCGGCGTGGGTGTGAGCGGCACCATCGCCGGCCGCACTGACACCAGCGGCAACGGCAAGCGCGAGCCGGCTGATGTGACCGCACTCGACAAGACCGGCTACGAGTGTGTGCAGACCAACTACGACACCGCCATTCCCTACGCACGCCTCGACGCGTGGGCACGTCAGAAGAACTTCCAGACCGTGCTGCGCGACGCGATCATCCAGCGCCAGGCCTTGGACCGCATCATGGTCGGCTTCAACGGCACCAGCATTGCACCAACCACCAACAGCTCCACCAACCCACTGTTGCAGGACGTCAACAAGGGCTGGCTGCAGCAGTACCGCGAGCATTCCGGTAAGCGCGTGATGGCCAAGGGCAAGGCCGGCGACAAGATCGTGATCGGTGGTACTGACAAGGCAACGCGTGACTACGCCAACCTCGACGCGCTGGTCATGGACGTGGTGTCCAACCTGATCGACCCGTGGCATCAGCAAGATCCGGCGCTGGTCGTCGTGCTTGGCCGCAACCTGGTGCATGACAAGTATTTCCCGATCATCAATCAGGACAACAAGCCCACCGAGCAGCTGGCCGCGGATCTGGTGCTGGGCACCAAGCGCATCGGTGGCCTGCAGCCGGTCGTTGTTCCCTTCATGCCGGCCGATGCTCTGCTGGTCACCTCGCTGGACAACCTGTCCCTCTATTGGCAGATCGACGGCCGTCGCCGCTACATCAAGGAGGAGCCGGAGAAGAACCGCATTGCGAACTTCGAGTCGTCCAACGATTGCTACGTGGTCGAAGACTATGGCCGTGGCGCCGTGGTCGAGAACATCAAGGTCGTTGAGCAGGATGAAGCCCCGAAGGTCGGGGGCTGAGGCCATGGCCGACAGTCCCGCGAAGCGGCACCTGCAGCGCGTTGAGGCCGAAGAAGCGGCCAAGCGCGCGGCAGGCGGCAACCTGATGGAAGGCACGCCGATCTATCAGCAGACGCTGCTGCAGCTGGCCACCGACCGCGCTCGACTGAAACAGATTCAGTCGAGCAAGGCCAAGGGTCAGCTCAAGGCCGCGCTGTTGCCGACCTATGACGCCTACATCGAGGGCGTCCTCGCTGCCGATGCGGGTGGCCAGGATGACGTGGTGTCCACGCTGATGCTGTGGAACATCGACGCAGGCTTGTACGACGCTGCGCTGGACATCGCCGCCTACGTGCTGGCGCATGGCCTGACGATGCCCGACCGATTCGAGCGCACCGCCGGCTGTGTCGTTGCCGAGGAGATCGGCATCGCCGCGCTCAACGCGTTGAAGACGGGTGCGGCGTTCGACCTGGGCGTGCTGAATCGGGCTGTCGAAGTGACCAAAGGCCACGACATGCCCGATCAGGTCCGCGCCCGGCTGCTGCTGGCACGCGCTCGCTGCCTGCTGCCCCCCGGCAGCGAGGAGACACCGCCGAGTGCAGAGGACGTTGGTCAGGCGGTCGAGGATCTGCGCGAAGCAATCCGACTGCATGACAGCTGCGGCGGCAAGGAAGACCTCAAGCGCGCCGAGCGTTTGCAGAAGAAGTTCGAGGCCAGTCAGTCCAACGATTGACCTCACACCGAGCGTACCCCGCAACCCCGCCGGCTCGGGGCCGATCACCAAGACCTCTCTCCCTTGGTGTGACGCCCCGACCACCGGCGACCTACGAGGCCACCATGAGCAGCTTTGTTGCCAACGCATCACCCGCCGCCAAGCAACCCAACGTCACCGCCGGCACGTTCTGGCCGGAGATCGACGTGGTTGCGCTGCGTGAGGCGATCCGCGTCCCCGGCGACATACCGGCACCGCGTATGCGAAGCACTGTGGTGTCAGCGGTCATGGACGTAACGCGGGAACTGGAGGCGTGGCAGGCAGGCAAGGAAGCCACCGGCTACGCCACCCTGGCCGACGTGCCGGCGCAGATGATCGACGGCAGCACCCGGCTGGTGCATCTGTTCCTACGCGCGGTCGGTTGCGCCACCGCCGTCGAACTGCACGAACGCTACCGCTCCTATGACGCCACCGCACAGGGCAACCAGCGTGCGGAGGAACTGACTCCCACCATTGATGAGATCCGCCGCGATCTGCGCAACGCCATCTGCGATCTGCAGGGCCTGCCGCGCGTCACCGTGGAACTGATCTGATGCGCGTCGTCTCGATGCAGGGCGACACGCTCGACGCGCTCTGCCACCGACACCTGGGCACCACCGCCGGCATGGTCGAGAAAGCACACGCACTGAACTACGGCATCAGCCTGCATGGGCCGGTCCTGCCCATCGGCACTGTCGTGGAGCTACCCGACGTACCCGCACCGTCCACCGGCGCCGCGATGCGCCCCCTTGTTCAGCTATGGGATTGAAGATGACCGAACCAACCTCTACCGGCAGCATGGCAGCACTGGCAACGGGCGTCGGCCTCGCGTCGATCCTGCCGGGGATCCAAACCGATGCGTTCCTGGGCGCGTTCGCCGGCGCCACCCTGTTCGTCGTGTCGGCCAAGAACCTGCCGATCTGGAAGCGCCTGGTGTATCTGGCCATCAGCGTCGTGGCCGGCTACCTGGGCGGTACCGAGGTGATGCAGCGCTTTGGCGTGGTGTCCACGGGCCTTGCCGCGTTCATCTGTGCGGCTGTCATCGTGACCTTGACCCTGAGCCTGATCGAACGCAGCCGCTCGGCTGACGTGACCCGCCTGCCGCGTGGAGGCTCCGATGGCTGAGTTCCTGACCACCGCCACGCTGCTGTGCAGCCTGGCCATCTGCATCCGTCTGCTGACCTACCGGCCGGCCCCCGGCGCCAACCACCGCCCCGCCATCGCTTGGTGCGCATGGCTGCTGATCGCCGCCACCGGCGGCCTGGCCCTGCAGATCATGCTGCAGGGCGCCCGCGCCCACGTCACCGTCTGGCAGCTGCTGCTACTGCTGGTCCTGCTGGTGGCCACCTATCGTTCGCGCGGCAACGTCGCGCACCTGTTCGGGAGCAACTGACGTGCTGACCGCCCCACTACTGGCGCAGATCATGCAATGCCCGCTCCCCCGCGCTCAGCGCTGGGTGGCGCCGTTCAATGCGGCGATGAAGCGCTTCGGGATCAGCACCCCGGTGCGCGCCGCGTACTTCCTGGCACAGGTCGGCCACGAAAGCCTGAGCCTGTCGCGCGTGGAGGAATCGCTCAGCTACAGCCGCGAGCGCCTGCTCGAAGTGTTCGGCAAGTACGTCGAAGGCCCGGAGGCGGCTGCGTTCGTCCACCAGCCGGCGAAGCTGGGCAACCGCGTCTATGCCAGCCGCAACGGCAACGGCAATGAGGCCAGCGGCGACGGCTACGCCTATCGCGGGCGTGGGCCGATGATGCACACCGGCCGTGGCAACTATCGCCACATCGGCCAGCTGATCGGCCAGCCGCTGGAAGAGATGCCCGGCCTGCTGATCGAGCCGGAAACCGGCGCCATGGCAGCGGCGGCGTTCTGGCACGACAACCGGCTCAACGCCTACGCCGACCAGCGCGACGTGCTGCGCGTCAGCCGCGTGGTCAACCTGGGCAACGCCCGCAGCCGCGCCACACCGAACGGGATGGCCGACCGAACCGCACGCACCAACCGCGCCCTGGCCGCGCTGGGCGCACGCTGATGCTCTACCGCGCCCTCGCC